AGCACCAGCGCATCAACCATCTCAATGTTGTCAACCATGTACTGCGCTAAGACAACGCCAGCCACGGCATAGTTACTACTCAAAGACTTGATGATCTCAATCTCGTCTGCACTCCACTCCAGCTTCTCGTCCATGATGTACTCAAGCAAGCGGCGAAGCTCGCCTTCAGAAGCATGTTTGCGTGTGCCTGTCAGGTAGTCCACGGCGTGGGTGTTTGATGACATGATCGCCATCGCTGCCCATGTAGACAGGTTCAGGCGTTCCTTGTTGGCTCCAGACTCCATGCGCTCTTTGCCGCGCCCCTCGGTCATACTAAGCAAGAAGGCAGGGAACCACTCAAACTCGTCGCGGTTCTTGCTGGTGATCTCATCGGTGATGAGTGGGTTGCTGTGCAGGAGGCCGAGCCTTTGCTGCATCGCAACAGGAGAAGTGCCTGCGCCTGTGCGGTAGTGGGTAGGGTGACCCCATATAGATGCCGCACCTTCCAGCGCCAGTGATTTGCCAGTACCCGAGTCGGTCGAGGCGCAGTGAACAGTCAAGCCGTGTAGTTTTGTAAAGCGCATCAGCGGTGAGCCAGCGCCCACAAGGATGATGGCTAAGTGATCCCACAGTTTCCTGCGTACCAGCAGGTCAATAAACTTGCGCCAGTTCTCCAGTGTTCCGGCAGGCTTAGAGTTCATTGTGATGTTCTCAAGGCCGGGCATCGGCACTTCGATGGCTTCCCTGTTGGGAGAGTAAATCTTTCCACCCCACACAAAGGTGTCGTTAGGTTGCCAGCCGCAATGGTCTGGTACTTCAATTGGTTTTTTTTCGCTGCTCATTTTTTCCACACATGCCCTCACATAGTCATATAAGTTTTTGTCGTTGCCAGAGCCGAATGCGGCCATGACGTTTTGTTGTGCCAGCGCCTTAACCGTCTCGTCCTTGCTGACAACGGCTTTCTGCGGGAACGACACCGCTTGTATTTTGTAGTCACGCACCGCGAGCATGTGCACAAGATGTTCACCGTTATGACTCAAGATGTCCACAGGGAACACGTCATAAGGCAACAGCATGATCTGCCGCTTGGTTACTTGACCGTTTGCATCTGTATCCTCCTTTTCCATAAATACACCGCCCCGTACTCCGTAGGCGTAGCCTCGGGGTGCTTCAGGGCGCATCAATTGCTTGGCTTCTTGGCCTTCCACGGCAGGCAACTCGATGGTTGTTTCGGCGGTGACTACCGCAGTTTCACGCCCAAGCGCCAGTGGGTTGGTGATCTTGCCCCGATGTGGACACCCGTCACAGATGCCGGGGTTCTCTGAGTCAAACTTCACGCATGGGTACGGCCCCTTGATCTCAGCTAGCTTCTGGTGCATACGCTCATGGGGGTAGGGGTGCAGATCGGACAGCCATACTGCCGCCTTCTCGCCGTCCTCACACTTCTGTGCAATGCTCAGCCACCCACGCCACAGCGGTTCCATGCCATCTTCAGTTGCGTTCTCAACGTAGTACCTGAGTTGGTCACAGCCTACGCCATCCTTGGTCTTCTTGTAGATGTGCTTAAACTTTGTGACGCTGTTCTCAAACAGCTTGACGGTTGTCGCTGACAGTGCCATCTCAGGGCGCTTGCCCGGCAACGCTAGGTCAGTCTTACCCTTGGGAGGTATAGGTGGTGGGGCGTTCTTGAGTTGGCTCTCGATATGGTTGGCAAGGTCGTGGAAGTCAAACGTGTCGCCCTCGGCTAGTATGCGCACTGGGCGCGGCGTAGCGTACTTGGCCTTGTTGTTGAACGTCTCAGGGATGCGTAGCACCCTCGCCGCATCTGCGGTCACCGTCATGTCGATGCTCAAGGCCTCTTGCTTACACAGGCGCTTGAAGTTCTCGGCAACAGGCTTCCACTCATCAACCGACACATCTTCTGTGAACGGCCAGTAGCAGTGCAGTCCGCCGCCTGAATTGACAATATACGGACTGCCTAAGAGGTCAATCCCAGTCTTGGCAAGGAACCCATCCAACGCAAGGGCAGCAGCTTTCTTGGTCTCATACCCATCCATGTCAATGAACAAAGAGCGAATGTGGCGAGCGTTATCTGCTGTGCGCTTACCCGACTGCTCAAATGTGGACAACGCAAAATAGATGTCCTTGTTCTGTTTAACCCATTTACCTACGGTTGGTTCTATCTCCTCGATCTTTTGAACAAACGTGTGTTCTTTCTTTTTTGTAGTTAGCTCTGCCGCACAGTACAACCCGTTATCCGGAGACGGCAAAACAACCGCTAGAAATTCAAGCGGAGTCATGGGAATCCTTTGGGTTTAAGAGAACAGGTCGAGTTGGTTGGGGTCGCGCAGGAGGGAATCTTTTTCTGGTGCAACAGCAGTGAAGCGGCGCAGAAGTTCAATCTGCCACTCAATAGGCGCACCGAATTCGGTGTCGTCCATGTACATGGCAAAGTACCTGATGAGTTCCTGATTACTTAAGGTACGAGGTTGTAGTGCTGACATATTTTTCTCCATGCTTCGTCGGCTGAATGGGATTGTTGTAGGAATTTGAGGAGTGTCTCAACGCGGTGCTCGTAAGCAGGGAAGATGTCACCACCCTCGAACCAGTTGTAGACCGTCTGTCTTGACACACCCAAAGCTTTTGAAATGCGCACAACTGAGAAGTTGTGATGCGCCGCCCACCGCCCAAGCTGATTGCCTTGAGTCTTGGGGGCACGCATGATCGCGTCAATGGTTTTTTGTGAGTAGGCCATCTGCTTTCTCTCTAGAAACAACGCGCATGACGCGCTGGTTTTTACCTGACACGCCTTTGCGACGCTCGCCGGTATCTTCAATAAAGCCCTTGTCCAACAACGCACGATACCGCGCAGTTATGGATGAGTAAGGGTAGTTGGGGTAGAGCGCACGCACTTCGTCGCTGATGCAGCCGTGGCTACCAAAGCGGTGAATAGTGGAGTACACCAAACCTTCAAGCCGAGTAGTGTCAACTTCGTATGCAGCTTCTACGCTAGTATCAGGGCTGTCTGCCCTATGCAGTATGTGGGGATTTGTTCCAAACGTGCTCATTGTTTCTCCTGAAGATGGGGGCCGAAGCCCCCGTTTAATTACTCATCATCCCAGTCGGACACGATGTCAGCAAGCTTGCCCTTCTTGGCAGGCACAGCGGACGGCTTGGCGGCATCCTTGCGGACTTCAGGCTCATCATCCGCATCGACCACGGGCTTTGCTTTCGCTTTGGCTTTAGCGGCAATTGGCTCATACGCGGGAGCGTCTTCTTCCTTGGTCAACTCACCCATAGGGCGTACGCCAGCCAGCACCATTTTGGGAGCGTTGGCTCTTACACCATCACTCTGCGCCACAGTCATTACAACTGCACGCTTGGCCTCATCGGTCTCGCCTTGGGCTTTGATGACTTCATACTCCTCATCAGTCAACCAGCGCACAGGCTTGAAGAACAGCTTGGGGGACTCAGCCTTGGTATCAAAGCGCATCTCGGTGACGATCTGCTCAGGATTGACCGGAGGGTTCTGCACCGCCAAGTAGCGTGCATAGGCTTGTAACGCACGCTTGTCCCCTTCTTCCTTACCAAATATTGAAGTGGCAGGCAGGGTCAACTGCATCACATCCCCAGCGATGTTGTTGGCTGGCACAACAGCAAGGCGCTGTTGAAAACGGCAAGCACGGCTATTACCTTGGCCAGAACCCGCGATGTTCTTGGGGCAACTCATGCAAGTCTCAGACTGCTTGTTCTCAGCACTAGCGTCAGGGCGCTCACCATCATTGCTCCAGCAATCAGGAGGGACAATGTTTTCGGCGTCGTATGCTGCGGCGTAAAAAATGCGGCTGAGTTTGGGGGCAGCTTTCACAATGACGACTTCCAGATGGCGGTCATCAATAGCGGCAACTTCTTTGCCCCCTGCTAATAAACGAAACACACCACCCTTGATGGATATGCGCTTGGCGCTGTTGGATACGCTGCCGCCTGTGAGGGCTTTAGCGGTGTCGGACAACTCGTTGTTACGAGCGAATGCAGGTACGTTTGCGGACGAAAAAAGCGTTATGTTTGTCATATAAAAAGCTCACTTGGTTGGTTTGGTGATACGGATTTCAAACTCAGTAACTGAGTTCAACCCCGGTGGTACTACCCCCGGGTTCTCTTCAAGAAACTGTGCCATGTTGGTCTGAGCAACGCGCTTCTCCAGCAAGTCAACTGCGCTGTGCTCAAGGATGAAATCCTTGAACGACGACCAGTCGTTTGTGTTGTAGCGTGTCTTCAGCATCATGGACACAGTCCCAAAGGGACTCTTAACAGATGTGACGCCGAGCGCCTTCATCTGATCTTTAATGGCGAATTTGATTTCGTCTTGTTGGCCTTTGAGTACTTCCAACTTTGTGTCGTACTCTTGGGTCATGGTGTCGATTTCCATTTTTATCTTACGGTAAATCTTCACGAGTTTGTCGAGCGGAATACCAGTGTCTTCCATTACTTCTCCTGTTTTATTGTTTGTCTAAGGTTGGACAGTTTACACGTTTACGTTTGTTTTGCAACTCCTTTCATGAATTTATTTCTATCTCAAACATTTGGGTAAGAAGTGAGTTATCACTTACCTTGCCCTCCAATGCTTTAAACATCTTGCGCTCAATCGGTGAGCCTTGGATGTGGATGACAGTCACCTTGTCGGAGTTCTGCCCCTTGCGGTCAGCCCTTGCAATGCACTGAATGTATTGCT